AACCTCTTCTGCTATCCTTGCAGCTTCAAGTCTTTCTGCTTCTGCTAGTCTGGCAGCTTCTGCTAATCTTGCTACCTCTGCAAGCCTTGCCACCTCTACCAATCTTGCTGCTTCTGCTAACCTAGCAACCTCTGCAAGCCTTTCTGCCTCTGCTAACCTAGCAACCTCTGCAAGTCTAGCAACTTCTGCAAGTCTTGCTACTTCTGCAGTAATGGCTGCTATTCTTGCAGCTTCTTGCTGTGCAGCCAATACTTGAGCAGCTTCTGATTGAAGTCTTGCTACTTCAGCCAATCTTGCTTCTTCTGCTATTCTGGCAACTTCTGCTAGTCTTGCAACCTCAGCAAGTCTTTCTACTTCAGCTAGTCTTGCTACTTCTGCTAATCTTGCTACCTCAGCTAGTCGTGCTACTTCTGCAGTAGCTGCGGCAATGGCGGCTTCGGCTGCTGCCGTTGCTTGAGCTGCTGCCTGTTCTGCAGCAATTTCTTCTGCAGTCTTTCCAATTTTAAGTGTAACAACATTTGAGTTTACAGAGTATAGGGCTAATGTATCGTTATCTGATCTAATATGAAATGACCAAATAGTTCCGCTTGGTTTTAAACTTTCAAGTAGAGAATGATCAATTGTTATTGTTGTGTTTAAAGAATTAGGTCCACCAACATTTCCCGTTGCAATTCCCCAGCCATTACATCCAGAACAATTAAAACTTATTGCGTATCTTTCTGGCTGAGTATTACCAGTATCTGGGGCATCCCAATCTAAAACTGTTGAAGTTGCTCCATCAACTACGGTTAGATTTCTTGGGGCACCTATTGTTTTTACTACTGGTGTTGCTTGTGAGGTAAAGGCTTCTGCTGGAATAACTTGCATTGACCCAGACTGATTCCATAATAGTTGAACCCAAGCACCGCCACCATTCTCGTAGTACATTAACTCTATAGTTTTTGGTACTCCTGCTGTAAATGCTACTGGAGAAGAAGTTGTTCCTCCACCGCCTTTATCTCGCCAGTCACTTGTTATTAAAACTCCATCAAGATAAAGCTTAGTTCCATCATCTGCTGCTGCTAAAAAGGATATGTCTTGCGTTGTGTTACTACGGATAGACCCAGTAAATTTTACAATGACATCTTCTGAGGGACCTCCAAGGACACTGCCACTGCCCCATTGAAAGTTAATATTAGGTACAGTTGTTGTTACTGTTGCGGTATCTCCTTGGGGTATGTACGGAGAACCATTCTGACCGAGTACGTTATATACCTCAGCAGTTAAACCTTCTGCTGCATGAGCTTTTTCCATTATTAAAATTAGTGGGGCCATAACTAATGATATAACCATTAGAATTCTTAATAGTTTTTTAATTTTGCCCTCCTAATCATAATGATTAATAAGGCTATTATATCATTTTATTGCAAAAGAAAGAGGGCTGGCACTTAGCCAACCCTCTAACTTGTGAAGTTTAATTACTTCTTTAGTGCAACCTTGGCTTTTGGATTAGCCTTATTCCACTTTGTAGCCAACTTATTATATTCGTTATTATAAGTTGCCTTAGCTGCTGCTGCTGCAACATCTGCTGCTGCCTTAGCATTAGCAAGTGCAAGATCTGATACTGCCTTAGCATCTGCTAGAGCCTTATCTGAAGCAACCTTAGCTGCTGCTAGGGCATCGGCAAGAGCCTTATCCGCAGCAGTCTTAGCTGTTACTGCTTCTGCTTTTGCGTTAGCAAGGGCTGCATCAGCAAGAGTTTTTGCTGTCTCTGCTTCAGTCTTAGCCTTTGTATCAGCATCTGCTAGTGCCTTGTCAGAAGCAACCTTAGCATCGGCTAGTGCCTTGTCAGAAGCAACCTTAGCATCGGCTAGTGCCTTATCTGAAGCAACCTTAGCATCGGCTAGTGCCTTATCTGAAGCAACCTTAGCATCTGCTAGGGCTTTATCTGCTACTGCTTTAGCAACCTTTACAGCCTCTGCTGCTAGTGCTGCATCTGCTGCACGACCAGCCTTTTCTACTGCAATTGAAGCCTTTAGTGCTGCAATGTCAGCAGCAAGGTCAGCAATAGTAAACTTAGCAATGGCTGCCTTTACTGGTGCTGCAAAACCTGCTACTGGAGCAACTAGTGTAAGGCCAGTTACAATTACTGTAACTTCTCCTGCTACACCAACTGCAAGTGAGTATGAAGCAACTTCTGGAGATACTGACTTGACTGATGTTCCATCAGCAAATGTAGAACCAACGATTGTTGCTGTTACTGTATCTGAAGATGCGTTACCAAAAACGTCAGTTGTTGTAACTGAAATTGCTGGAACTGTTCCAACTGCTGCTGCTGTAGGAACTGTAACTGCTAGATTATAAGCAGGTCCTGCTACACCCTTAACAAAAACAATTGTTGAATAAGCACCATTTGTAACGGTAACTGAGCCGACTGCTGTTGATGTTGTGTATGCGTATACAGTAATTGCTGCACCTGTTGAAATACCAGTTAAAGCAGAAACTCCACTGTTTACATTCTTTGGCGCATCAACTGTATTAAGAGCAGAAACCAACTTGACTGTTGGCGATGCTGTAAAAGTAACAGATGTATTTGCATCTGCTGTTGCAGTAATTGCAACTGTACGTGCTGCATCAATAACGTTAGTTGATGGAACAGCAATTGCTTGAGGTGCTGCAGTAGTAGTTACGTTAGTAACTGATGCAACTGTGACAGCAAGAGGTGCTGCCGTAGATGCTGTTGTAGATAATACTGTGCTAGTCAGGGCTGCAGCGATGACAATAGCGATTTTCTTGAATGAATTCATCTTTCTCCTTGTTAGTTTGAATCTGATCATTTAATCAGAATTTTATAGTAAATTAAATTTACCTAAGAAATCACTAATTTCGTCAGTCATTTCCTTTGAATCTAATTCTATCATACTCTTGTCTTTCTTTGCAAATTTGGCTGAATTAGCCCACGTATGGACCTCAACCTCAACATTAAGGTTTTTAGGTGTATGAGAGATGGCTCCGAATACTGCCCCACAAACAGCATCCGCTAAGTCCTTAGATTTTTTACGGGGGTGATCTACACGATTACCCTTCATAATTTTTAGCTCTGATAGTTCTTCTAATAATAAAGGAATCATAGGCATTGCTACTCTTTCCTCATAAACCATCATAGCTAAATCTTCATAGTGTTTTTTGGCAACAGACACTGTTTCTGTTCTTACCCCTACAGATTGTAGTTCATTTTGAATGTCAAATGATTGCCATCGGTCAAATGAGACCATACCTAGGTTAAATCCTTCTCTACGAAGATTAATAATCCATTGTTTAACTTCAGATAAGTTTACTGGACCCTCAATTTTTGGTTCCCACCAAGCAACAGCATCCACTACTACGACTGGAACTACCTGTTCATAATCTTTAATTACTTTAATATTTACCCAGCGATCAACGTGAGCAATGGCAACAGCACACTTGTCATGCTTTTGGGCTAAGTCAGCATGGATATAATAAATAGTATCTGGATCTGGAGTAAAAGATTCATCAAACCTTTTAAAATTATCAATAGGGTTTCTGACATTCATACATTTTTGTAACTTATCTTTTTGTTTAAAGAAAGCATCAGATGAATATGTTGGGGTACAAAGGAAACGCATCATGGCATCTCCTAAATCTGTAAGAAAAGCAATCTTAAAATCATCAATATTACGAGTTGGATTTACATCCCATGTAGGTCTTTTTAATGCAAATATTTTTGGTATTTTATATGAAAGGATATGATCTTCTTCCCACGAAATTTCAAATGTATTGTCTGGATTATCGTGTGGCAAGTCTTCATTAATAATAAAATTATGTGTTTTTTCTATTACTTCTTTGTCGGCAATTACTGAATCGTACCGTTGAGAAATAAAATCTCCTGGGTAGCGGGGGAAGGATAGAAGAACTACCTTACCAAGGTCAGGAAAGCGAGAGTCTACAGTACCACGAAAAGCTTTATAGATATTATCAGCAGTCTTACCTTGTTCATTTCCTGTTGCAACCTCAGAAGCAAAACCAGAAATTTCATCAAGGACTGCCATAAATAAGTTTAAACCTTCGTGTGATTCACGTTCTGAGTGACCAGAATATACTGTAATAGATTTATCAAACTCAATTGAGTCTGCTTTTGGGTTATATTTTCCAGCAAACCAAGGTGATCTTTCAATCTTAGACTTAAAGCCCTTGAAGAAAACGTTCTTAGCCTGTTGAGCGTTAACTGCGACGTTAATGATATCAATAGCATCTCCAGCAGGCTTTCCATAATAAATTGCGGGATCTTTTAAACATAACATCTTATACACTACATAAGCACATGCTACTGTAGATACGAAGTCTTTTCCAGAT